TGCAATCTCCACACATATCCACAAGGGAATCAAATTCTTCTCGTGAGTATTCAAATCCATTGATTACGATTACCTCGTTACCATTTTCGCCAAAATAAACTCCATCATTCATTTCCAAAGATTTTAGTGTCAGTTATCAATTTTCTGTTTTCTTCCAAGAACCGGACAAACTCTTCACAATGGTTAGTGAGGATTGGTATATCACGTTCAGGATTGAAAACGTATGTTTCTGTATAGGTATCTATCACATAACCGCCTTTGTTGAACTCTACAATGTTGTACTCAAATGTCCGCACATCCGAACCGTTCTTCATCAAAGCGTATGGATAAACCAAATGTTGGTGGTGGTCTTTGAACTTCCCTACGGTATAGCTTCCGGTTGTTTTGATGTCGTGGACGCTGGCCGGCATCAGCTCGTCAATTACCCCATAAACCAAAACATTGCCGTATGTGGTTGGAAGAATCGCTTCTACTCTTTGTTGGGTCAATGCCCCTTTGTAGTAGTTGGCAAACTCGCGGCAAAGGTCAATGTGAAAAGTGAAAGTGCGATTGTTGTAAACAGCTTTTATCCCGTAAAGTGTTCCGTCATCGTGATATGCCTTGCTAATTTCCATTATAGAAGATTTACGGTTCTCAATCATACAATCAATGATTTCATTGAAAGCCGTGCCACGGTCTGCCGCTTCACTATCAAACGGTTTGCGGTTAATACGGTCTATCAGTTCTTGAAACTGCTTCTGCCGAAACTCTTCTTCCGTACATGGTGGATTCTCACTCCACCCATAATAACGCTCATATATGACATCGCTATTAAGGTAATTGAAGTAAGAATCCAATAATGTTGCATATATACGATAGTTAGGCTGCATCTGAGTAGATTTTAGTTTCCTTATTGAATATCAGTCCCAAAGCCTTTACCTTTGCAGCAAACAAACTTCTCGCCATCACCAAAGAACTACCAACGTGTTCAAACTCATTAATATGAGAGGCGAACTCATTAGCGGACTTGGCATCAGTTATAAATTCGATACTTTCTTTGATTTCCTCTATCACCTTATCATACTTTTCCTGTGCCTCTTTCTTGGCTGCAAGCATACCCAAATACGAATTGATTATCTTGGCAGTGATAAAGTCGTTCTTTGCGGTTGGATTACCATTCTTGTCAAGGATGGTAGGAACTTCCATCACTGAAGGAAGATTGCAAGTATTCTTACCGTCATTTCTTGAAGTTGGGTCAAAAGTTATAGTACGTCTTTGAACGCCTCTTTCGCTTTTCATTTCAAGATAACCGAGCAAATCCAGTTCAGTAACGATAGAGTTGTAGGATTTTTCACGCAAGGCAGGGATAAACACCGTATCATCACCTTCTTTCCGTGTGTCGCGATGGGCAACGAAAATGATGTGCTTGTTAAGCCCCGAAAGTGTTCGTGTCATCCATGAAAACTCTGCATTGATACCGCTCCAATCCCTGATAGACGGTTGGCGGCTGCCACATTTATAAGTAATGATGAAATCCATCATCTTGCCAATGGTATCAACTACAATGGTCTGATAAGCAGACAAATCCTCCTGCAAGACCTGTTGAACATCACTCCATGAAGTGACCTGTACGGTATCTATGTTTTCCAAATGCGCCATATTCATACGCTTAACGCCATTATCGAAATCCAATAACAAAGGTTTCGGTGCGCTCAATGCCACTGTTGATTTTCCCATACCAGCCTGGCCGTAAATCATCATTTTCACTGTGGTAGGGATTACTAATTCATTTGATTTTTTGATAAGACTCATAATCGTAAAATTTAAGGGGTTAATTATTCTCTTTCTGTAGAATAGCATCTACATCACTTTTTCGGTACAATCTCTTACCTCCTATTTCCAACCTGCACAAATATCCAATTTTATGCCATCTCCATAAGGTTGACTTATCGGTATGTAGAATCTGACTTGCCTCTTTAATGGTCAAGTAGTCCTCTTCCGGTCTGATGAAAGAGTCCCTGATACCTCTCACTGTCTTTTTTACAAGATGTTCTGCGAACTCTTTCAAATCAGTGGACTTTATAGTCAAAGTAACATTGGCACCACTATTTAAAATATCCTCCATGTTCATTCTCTTACCCTTTCTATATGTTCAATTCTAAATCTTCGTAACCTCCTCATATCACCTTGTTCGTGGCAAAGCGACAGAGAAAATATACACAGTAAGCAACATGCGACGGACACACGGACTATAGGCGAAAAATCCATTGTGAGCCTCACACCGGCTATCCGTTCATAAAGCATTGTTGCAAGTTCTCTCCCATTCCGTACATGCAATATTTCAAAAGCCTTTTGCAATTGGTTATTAATCGTGCTAACCGCCCGGCATTTGAAATTGGCGATTTCCTTTTTCTCATACCCTTGTGCATACATCCGTGCTGTAATCTCGCATTCAGGGGTGAGTTCTGTGAATACCCGTTCCATAATCGTGTGAGTTAGATGACTATGACTCCCTTTTTACAACGACAATACCTTTTTTCGGATAAGACTTTGAAGCCCATTTTTTACCCTCAAGAAGATGCTTGGCATTTAGAAGTGATACGTTGTTGCGGATTGTCTCAAGTGAAGATATAGGCAGCTCTATCGTGGCTCCTCTCTTCATGTTTCTCATTTTCTCTTTACTTTCTACCTTTTCCATAAATGTTATATTAGAATGATTGGTGGGCGTTGACGGACTCGAACCGCCAGTCTCCTCCAATGAGGTGTGTTAACCATTACACCGAACGCCCCAATAAGAAAGGTGCGCTATCTTCACAGACGGTACACCCAGTACAAACACAAAATAAAACACGACAAAACAGTTTATACTAACACTTTTCATGTAACTCCATGCCGGTTATCACTGCAAGTATAACAGACAAAATAAACATTGCAGATGTCAACACGATTCCCGTCATGTACAAAGGGCCATCCTTTATTATGGAATTACATAATATCATTGTCATACAAAGCAGTACAAGCAACGAAAAAGAGAACATAACTATCTTCATAACATCGTCATTGCAACCAGTTCATCACTATAGAATTCTACAAAATCGTGCTTTCCGAACTCTACCATTACTTTATCCCCATTGATGGCGCAAATCGCCCCAATCTTGCTTTCCCATCCGGGATGTTTACACTTAACCGGCATACCTATATATGGCATACGTGATTTATACATACTTTTTCCCATACTAATCGTGTGATTTTAAATTTTACCGCCCGTACAAGGATGAGGTAAAGCGGTGCGCACTTCGCTTTGCCCGTGGCTTTTAGTACGGTAGTAGCACTGACCTTTGCTGCAGCCTTGTTCCCCTGAACCAATTCGATTGGCAACATCACGTTATAATCAGGGGATTTTCTTAACTTTGAGGTGTCAAATCTAAAAATTAAGAAGTATGAAACAGTTTATTGAAATTCCCCAAGACGGGGAATCTGTACTGATTAATGTCAATCACATCGCTGCTGTCAAGTCTAAATCATTTGGCGATGAACAAGGATGTGAAATATTTGTCGCTACCCCTTATCAGAGGGAGCATTGGACTGTCGAGACTGGATGCCTAATAATCCAATCCAATTTTTCACTCTCTCATCTTCGCCAGCTGATAGAAGAAGCTCTTTAGAGGTCTTACCGTCAAGGATGAACTCTACCCAGGCTTGAACGGCTTGGGTAGTTGAGTGTGTGCCAACTTTCAGAAGAAGCTCTTTGCGTAACTTCTGTTCTTTTCTCTTTCTGAAATACTGAAATATTCTTTTAATCATCACTATATATTTTAAACTTCAACCGTTTTTATTGCCTGTAAAGCCCCCTTTTCATTTCTTATAATTACCGTTATATCCTGCTTCGGTATGGTAGCTTCGTATTTTTTTATTGACTTACGGGCTTCTTCTATCCCCTTACTTATTTCAGACAAAATTTTATCCATTAATTCTTTTCCCATAATTTACTGAATTAAAATTAGTGCCTGTACCCTAATCGAATAGTAGAACCTTATTTCAGTTCAGTACAAGCTATATTTAGACCTTTCAGCGATACGGACACCTGCCCCGCATACTTGACACCGTAAAGATGATTTTCGGTGCTGAAAGTAAAGTTCATTTCAAATCAATATAGCCTACTACCAGTCACCGCATCCCTGCTATGGCAGCTTCTATATTTCGTTATCTTGGTTAATCTTGTACGGCTTATGAATTACACCGCAAAGGTTTTCACATACTTGTCAAAGAACTAATCAATAGTGCCCTACCCGATTCTCGCTATCAGTTGCCGTTCAATCCGTCAATAGGGCTGTCGTGCGTGATATAATCGTGTGATTAATCATCATAAAAGAACTTCTCGCCCGGCTTTCTGAAAAGC